TATCGGATATACAGATTCAACAACAGATGGTGATTGGGAAGATAATACAGGTCAAGGTGTAAGTATAATTGAATACTATGACATAACTGGTACATACATTGTATATCCAGAAACACGTCAACTTTTTGATTACATACCTAACACATTAAGTACAACACCATTTGTATTTATGAAACGATTTAGTTTTGACGAACTTAAAGGTCAATACGACCACACAATAGGTTTAATGTCTATGATGGCAAAGATAAATATTATGTCTGCTATTGCAATGGAAGATAGTGTATTTACAGAAACAAACATTTCTGGTGAGTTAGAGAGTGGACAATACCGTAAAGGTAGATTTGCCGTTAACTATTTAGCTCCGGGTACACAAGTATCTAAACCTGCAAACAATATACCTTATCAATTATTTCAACAAGTAGATAGATTAGAGAGACAGCTTAGATTAGTTGGTGGTTATCCAGTAACTGATGATGCACAGTCTCCTGCTAGTGTCGCTACTGGTGCAGGTCTTGCAGAACTTAACTCATCTATGTCATTAATGATTAATGAATATAGAGAGATTATAAAAGTTGGTATATCAGAAATGGATGCTAAAAGATTAGAACTAGATGAAGTACTTGCTGTAGAAACAGGTACACAAAGTAAACCTATGGCAGGTTATTTTAATGGAACATCTTTTTCAGAAAACTATAAACCACTTAGTGATATAGGTGGAGACCACAGAACAAGACGTATCTATGGTGTTATGGCAGGATTTGATGAGCCACAAAAAATAGTTACAGGTTTGCAATTAGTACAAGCAGGTATTATTGATACAGAAACTTTACAAGATAATATTGATGGTCTTGAAAATGTAGGCAAAGTACAAGAACGTATACGTAAAAATAAAGCTGAAAATGTTTTATTTGATAGTGTTCTTGCTAGGTCAGCAGAAGGAGACCCACAAGCCACAATGGCAGTTATAGCTATATATGAAAATCCAAACGCTATGACAGAAATACTAAAACAATTTTATACTCCAGAAGAACCACAGATGTCTCCAGAGCAAATGGCATTAATAGAACAACAACAAATGATGCAAGCTCCACAAGGACCACCGCCAGATATGGCTGCTGCTTTTGGATTAGCATAATGAACGAAGAATTTGTTGAAGCAGAGTTTTGGAGTATCGTAAATGAAGAATACGGAGATACACAAGTAGTATCTTTTGAAGAAGCTTTTGAAATAATAAACCCTTATCCGGGAATTTATGTTGTAATAATGGAGGAAAATGGCAAAGAAAAGAGGTAGAGGTGGCTACAGACAACCTAGGAACCCTGCTGCAGTAAGTGGTCCGGGTGCATTGTCACAAAGAACTGATGGTGGAGCAGGTAATAGTAAACAACCTATAAGAAGAATACCGGGTGTAGCTTATGGTGAACAAAAAGGTTTATCAGAACAACAAGCTGCAGCACCATTACCTGTAGCACAACAAGGACAAATACCTGTCGGTAATACAACAGGAGTAACTCCAAATGTTTTTGCTGCAACTGAGTTTCCTAATCAACCAATTACAGAAGGCGCAATGTTAGGTGCAGGTTCACCTCCAATGCAAGCTATAGACGAAGATGCAAATATGTTACTTGCTGCAATGTATCAAGTAATGCCAAATTCAATTATATCGGAGTTAATAAACCAAGGTAGCGAATAGTGTTCTTCCCTGACCCAATATTTGAACAATCACAAGTAGCTAATAACGTTGCTAGAAATAAAAAGTTTAAAAACTTAAAAGAAAATCTTAACGATGTTGACCCACAAAGGTTAATTGCATTTACACAAAAGTATCCTAACGCACCACAAAGTTTGCTTATTGGTTTTACACAAGTAGGAGCAGACCCTAATTCAGCTGCAGTAGAAGAAGTAGTAGATAGATATTCTATATCACAATCTGAACAAGCAGCTAAACAATGGGAGTTAGCTTCTACAGATGGACAAGGCAATGCGTTAATGCCAGAACATCAAGACATGACACTAAACCTTGCAAAAGCACTTAAAGGAGATGCACAGTTAGGTGTATGGGCATTACTTGGTTTTGAAAGTATGGGAGAAAAAGTAATTAAAATAAATCGTCAACTTAAATATGTTGCTGATTTACACGCATACGACAGCATGCTTGAAAGTGGTATGTTACCTACTGAAGCACAAGAAAATTTAGCTATGTATGTAAGTAACACACAAGTACCTGATATTGGTAAAGATAAAGGTACATGGGGTGAACTTAAAGAATATACAAAAATGTGGGGAGAAGCTAACAAACTTGCAGGAGAAACTGCATTTAGTGCTGCATTTAGAGAAGCATGGAATGGTAATCCAGTTAACTTTGATAGAGACAGAAAATTTATATTTGAAAGTTTAATAGCTGAAGATGACATACGTTATCAACGATTACTTGATATGGGTTTAAGCGAAACAGAAGCTAGAAAATTATATTACGATAATGTAGGTACACCTATAAAAGCAAATGAAGCATTAGGTATGCAAGAATATACAAGTTTATCTAGCCCTAATAGAATACAATTTTTTGAAGGTAGAAAATCTAACTATGCACCGGGTAATAATATTAACGATATGTTTAGTATTTCTAATTGGTGGAGACAAAAACAAGGATTAGATACTGGTGTATTACAACCTTACTCACCGGGTAGACAAGTTACATATAATATAACTCCTAGTGGAACTACAGCAGCAAATACTTTGTCAGGAATTATTGATGGAGGAATTAGATTACTTGCAGATATACCTTTGTCTAAAGGAATAACTACTATTAATAAATTAAAACAAGCTCCTATTACTGTAGATAAATTACTTGATTCACAAAAAGCTGCAAAAGTAGATAATTATTTAAACACTTTTAATAAAAATATTAATGAGTTAGAAGATTACGTTGACCCGTTTTCTGATAAAAAACCTTTAATAAGTGGTAAGAATGGTCAGCTAATAAGAAAGTTTAAAGGTGACGAAGGTAGGGAATACGCTGCAGGTAGAAAACTTTATAAACAAGCAGGTGTTATTAGTGGTACTAGAAAATCTTTATTTAGAAATACAACACAAGATTTAATGAACTCTCCATTTGGTAGAAAAATGACTAGAGCTTTAACAGAAGAAGATAATGTAGCTAAATTAATGATGACTCCGGGTCTTCATAATTTAGAACATACAGTAGTTAAACAAATAGCTGACGCAACAGATTACTTAGAAGTTAGACAAATACTAGACAATTTATTTGACACAGGTGTAATTAATCAATTACCGGGTAAACAATCAGGATTAACTAATGCAGTATTAAGAACATCAGCATTAAAAGGTAAAGAATTATTAGATAGTACTAATCCTATTAAACAAACAGTTGGTAAAGGTTTAAGTGCTATAGGAAAAGAAGACGCTGCTTTTTTAAGTGCAAGCTCTGGAATTGTGAGTGCAGGTAAAAAAACAGCTAATATTATAGGACGTAATTTATATGGTAGACAAGCTAAAAGTCCTGATGCGTTTAGTGAGCTTATGGGCTTTAGTGCAAATATTCGTTCAGGTAACAAACCATATATGAACAAAATATTAAGTGTTACTCCAGAAGAAGGATTGTCATTTGTAAATAGAGATAGTGCTGTACGTAATCTTATATCACATATGCAAGTTACAGGATATAGTTATGATGCTATGAAACCTATAGTTGATGAGTTAATAGCTATACCAGAAGGTAATTTTGAAGCTATACAAAACTTTGCATATCAACAAATATTAAGAGATGAATTTATTATGCAACAAACTGGTGAAAATTTTGCAACACAAAGAATTGCTAAAAAAATATTTGAAAGTAATGCAGATATTAGAAAGTATTTTATTGATAATTTAACTGGTGAGAATATGCCATTTGTTGGAGATGTAATGGAAACTATTGTACAACGTGGACCAAATGGTGAAGAAATAAATATGGTTGTACCATCGTTACATTTATTAGCAGAAGCATCAGAATTAATGGCACCATTAGTAGATTACAGATTAATTAACAGAGCATTAGGTAAAGTATTTACAACATACGGAAATGATTTTGAAAGTGGTTTGTTATCTAACCTTACTCATACAGGTAAAAATATGTTAAAAGCATTTAAAGGTGGCGAAGACTTTACAGGAATTATTCCAAGTAAAAATTTAACAGATGATGCTTATACTTTGACATTAGATTATATGACAAGAAATGTATTTAAACCATTAGTACTTCTTAGAGGTGCTTGGTTTGTTCGTGTATTTATGGAAGAAAGTATGAGAATGGCTGCTGCAGGACTTGACAATATGTTTATACATCCTGCTAGTCACATGATATGGGCTAGGTCACATGGTCAAGCAGGTAGATTATCTAAGAAATTTTTAGGAGAAAGTGCCGGTGGTATTGACAGCGCAAAGATTAGAGAAACTCTTGAATATAAAGAAGTTACTAATAGTGCTTGGTCAGCAGGTGCATTAAAAGGTAGACCTACTAGAGGTTCTAGTATGGGTAGAGATTTTATAGAAATTAGACCGGGTGAAAAAGGATACGATAAAGCTATTGGTACAGAATTAATACAATTACGTAATGACCCTATAGCTAGATACTTAGCTGCTAATGGATTTAATGACGCATCTAAAGCATGGTTTAGAAGTGCAGAAGCATTACCACTTAGAAAAGAATTAGCAAGATTAGGTGGTAACAGAATGGAAAGCATTGTTACTAATGCACGTGATGCAGATGCTTATTTAGCTTCTGTAGAAGCAAGAATAAGAATTAAAACTGGTGAACAATTAGTTGAAGGTACAAACTATATTGCCGGAGATAAATACAGCTATAAGTTTGGAACCTATGGAGGTAATCAAAATTTAAGAAATGCTATAGCTACTGGTAAGTTAGAACTACCTAGAGGTAAAAAAGTAGGTAAAGCTAACGTTGTTGATTTTTTACCTGATGTATCAAAAGAATACACAGAAAACCAACTTAATAAAATTTATAAAGGTTTGTCTTATTATATAGATGAAGGTGTAAATTTTGGTTTGGTAAAAGGTTCTAGACCACAAAAAGATGTTACTGGTTTTTTAGGTAAAATAGAAAACAAACTAGATAAATATACTGATATAGCTTTTAAACATCTTATGACAAAACCAAACGCTTATCTTTCTAGGTCTGTTGTTTGGAAACAATATAGATGGCAATGGATAAATGATAATTTTATGGCTATGACACCTAAACTACAAAAGAAATTTATTAAAGAAGCTCAAGAAGCTAAGATACCTAAAAAAGTTATAGATGAAATGCGTGGACAAAAAGGTGTAGCTACTAGCAAGATTGATGATTATGATTTAGCTAATACTCAAAGTAGAGCTTACGGATTATCTGCTACTAAAGAATTGTTATATGACGCATCCAAAAAACATTTATTATCTGATATAACTAGAAACATATTTCCTTTCCCTGAAGTTTGGTTTGAGTTAGCGCAAACTTGGAGCAAAATACTTATAGCTAATCCATATAGAGCTAGACAAGCACAACTGTTTAGTACAGGAGCTAAAGGTTCTAATACTAATGAATACACAGGAGAAGGTTTTTTTGCACCAGACCCTAATGGTTCAGGTTCAGAAATGTTTGTATATCCGGGTATGGACTTTTTAAGTAATGCAATATTTGGTAAAGATAGTGGAGTTAAAGTAGCTCCACAAGGTTTTGTATCAGGTATTAACTTATTAGGTCAAGGTTTTGTACCGGGACCATTACCGTATTTTGGTGTAGCTGCAGATAAACTATTACCTAGACACGGTATAGGTAAAGAAGTAAGAGGATTACTTTATGGAGAATTTGGACCACCATCATTAGGAGATGTAGTTCCATTTCCTGCATGGCTTGATAAAATATTAACTGCAGTAGGTGCCGGTGATGATAGACAACAATTACGTGCATCTACAACTATTGATGTTTATAGATATGGTAAAGCAGTTGGTAGGGATAAAGCATTAGCAGAACAAGGTAAATTAGATAAATATTTGAATAAAGGTATGAGTTTAGACGATGCTTTCATGGCATATTCCAAACGTCAAGCTGCACAACTATATACATTTAGAGGATTATCACAATTCTTTTTACCTACAGGTTGGACACCAAGATATTACATTGAAGATAAAAATGGTCAATATTGGGGTGCGCAGATACTAGCTAATGAATACAGAGAGTTAGTTGATAAAAATGATAGTGACGAAATAGCGGGTGCTAATGAATTTTTAAGAACTTATGGTATGGAACATGGTTGGTTAACAGCTCCTAAAACACAATCTAAAGTAGGTAAACAATCTTTTACTGATAGAGTATTAGAGTTTCAAGATGAAAATAAAGAATTACTTGAAACTTTAGGATTGTCTAAATGGTATGTATTACCAGATAGTCCTTATGACGAACGTAATTATGCAAATATGTATGAATCATTTAATAAAGGAAATAGAGTAACTTTGTCACCAGAAGAATATCAAAGACAAGTAAACGATACACGTGGTTACTTTCAATATACAGGATTTAAAGAACAAGTAGAAGCTATGGATTTATCTAATGCAGATGAAATACAAGTGCTAAGAGTTTATAGAAATTATCTAATTGAACAACTACCGGGTTTTATGAGTGATTATGGTTCTATTAATCCAGTCAAAGCAAAAGATGTTTTAAAAGAAATGCAAGCAAAATGGACTACAAATGAGCTAGTATTAAAACTAGAGTCTGGAAAAGCGTTTGCTGAGTTTAACCCTATATGGGAAGAAGCAGGCAAAATTTCAGAAAGTTATGGTTTTAGCGATAGTTG